CTTGTGAAACAGAAATGGGGCCAGTTAATGGGCTCCCCTGTATCTTTTGACATTCTTTGCATAGCTAACATGGCGCAAAGCCGTCGTGCTATGGAATTAGGACATCTCTACAAGTTTGGATATAACAGGAGGATAAGTATTAAGAGAAGTGGAATTGAAGTGAATGGTGATGACATCTTCTGCCCGCTATGGGGCCACGGCCATTATGCTATATGGACTGCGTGCATGAAGAGAGTGGGATTAATTAAGTCTGTAGGTAAGAATTATATCTCACGAAGGTACGTAACGATGAATAGCTGTTTGTTTCTAGCTACTCCCGAAACGGAAAGGAAGGTAAACCTTTCAACCTATCGTGTGGAATTTAATTATCGACCCTACGTTAATATAGGCTTAATTATTGGTTCTAATGGTAAGACCAATATTGACACGAATGACCATAACGCCGTTAGGGCGTTACTTAAACCTGGTCATAAGGATCTACTAAGATGTGCTGATATAGCCACCTTAGCAGAGGATTTAATTGAGGGTTTCCCTTATGAACGACAAACCGAGCTACTTCGGTTGTTTCATAACTTTTGGGACCCAATTATCTCTCGTGTTATTGGTTATAAGATTAGTAAAAATCTTGTCAAGGACCTCGGTGGTCTTGGAGTCCCCTATCGGGGAGACGGATGTGACATTAAGGTCCGTCATTTGAGGTTGGCTGCTCGCTGTGAGTCCGACCCCTCCTTTTATCATCGTTTATACCCCTTATTGTCTGTAGGCGCTTCCGAGTCTACTTATTCACTACAGAGCGCTATTGGCTCCCTATCTCAATTCTACGAATTACATCAAATCACCCCTACGTTTCTCGATCATCGTCCTGATGATCCCCTTCTTCCCTATTTCCTGACCAGGGCCCTCTGTGGGTTGACTGAAAAGGGTGCAATCGATCGACGTGCCGATCGAGCTAAGTCATGGAGGAAAACAGTAGAGCGGTTAATGAAGGAGTCAGCTGAGCAGCTCCCTCAAAATATGGGTCATTATTTGACCCGTTCTACCCTCTATCCCCATTACCTAGTCCCTTTAAGTCTACCCCTGAAAGGACAGGTGGATCTTAGATTTAGTTAGGTGGTAGCCACGTATGTCCCCCCATACGAGTTGGTAATCACAGTCCTATCTCTTTCTACAC